GAGATCACCGCTGACGAACTCGAACAAGTAGTGAAAACCGCCGACAAGGAGTCGGAGAAGATCGGCATCGCCATCAAGAATGTGCGCGCAGCGCAAGGGCTTGCCGGTTCATCCGACCCGAACCCTGAGGGGCAACCGGAGCACGCGCAGCCGATGCACCTCAAGGAATACCAGGAGGGTTTCGAAAAGCTGAAGGAAGCGGCCAACCCGAAGACTCGGCATCCCGAGTCGGTGTCGTTCGACTTCGCTTTCAAGAGCTACCAGGAAGACATGCGGATGAAAGCCCAAGGTGTGACCGGGCTTTCCGGTGAAGCCGCATCGGGCACCACCGCACCATCCGCGCTGGCGGCGAACAGCTACTTCCTGACCGGTACCGCGGGTCCGTTCATTCAACCGGAGTTCGTGCAGCCGATCGTGGAGTTGCGGTTTTACCAGAATGTGATCGCCGACCTGATCCCGTCGTATGCAACGGATTCGCCGGTTGTGACGTGGGTTCGTGAGTCGACGTGGACGAACAACGCCGCCGCAACTCCTGAAGGTGCGACGAAACCCACCAGCACCCACTCCCTGCAACGCTTCACCGCCCAGGTGGGCAAGATCGCGAACTTGGAGCGGGTGACTGACGAGCTGGTGATGGATGCCCCGATGGTGTGGGGTTTGATCCAGCAGAGGCTCGTTCAGGGTGTTCAGCGTAAGGAAGAAATCGAATTGGTGGCGGGCGCAGGCTATCCCGGTGTGGGTGGTTTGTTGTCGTTCGCTGGTTCATTCCAGGCGCCGATGACTGTTCCTGCGGTGACCAACTTGTCGTTCCCGACGGCGGGCACGCCGGGTATCGGTGCCGCACCAGACACCGTCGCGACAGTGACGCCTGGGCGTGCTGTTTATGGTGGCGCGGGTGCGGCGGCGGGCACCAACCCGCCGACCGGTATCCAGATCGCTGAAGGACTGTTGCGCGCTATCACCGATATCCGCGTCAACACGTTCTTCGAGCCGACCGCGATCATCATGAACCCGCTGGACTACTTGACTGTTAGGCTAGCTAAGGACCTCAACAATCAATATTATGGCGGGTCCATGTTTGGCCGTGACTACGGTTTCGCGGCGAACGAGCCGACACCGCAAGCGGTGTTCCAGTTCGGGTTGTGGGGTCTGAAGACAGTTGCCACACCAGCCATGCCGCAGGGTTTGGCGCTGACTGGTGACTTCGCTGACTGGGACCGGGTGCTTCGCCGTGGCGGCCTGCGGGTCGACATTACGAACACAAACGGAACTGACTTTGAGCAGAACCTCTGGACAGCCAGGGCCGAAGAAAGAATCGGTTTGATGGTTGAGCGTCCCGAGGTGCACGAGCTGGTGCAGTTCCTGAACGGCGCATAGTCGCACCCAGGATCGGAAGCCGGCCAGGGCCGGCCACTACGCCTCGGGCGCAGTCCTGGCCGGCTTCCCCCAAAATTCGGTGATGTCACGAAAGCGAGGACGAGGCAATGGGTTACACAACATCAATCCCAGAACCGGAGCGCGAGCGCGGGGATGGGCCGCCACCTGTCGAGGGCGTCGACATCGAGGCGTCACGCGCGAAAGACCGCAACCTTCCCAAGAAGCACATGTCGGAGAGCGAGATACCGAAAGACGTCGCCGATCTTCCCGAGGAACCTGACTACGTGTCGAAAACGGTGGAACCGGAAGACCGGCCCGCGCCGAAGAAGTCGAGCGCGAAGTCCAAGAGCAAGAGTAAGTGACTGGACCTTACGTTCCGCCGGACATTCCACCCGACACCGACCGCTACATTTACCGGCCGGTGACCGACTTCCATGAGGACGCGGGCATGGGTGTGCCGGTGGTGGATTCGGAGTACAAGCAGATTTGGATTAGCCAGCCGTGACCAGTCCTGCTGATCCGATCCCGACGCTGCTGTCTTCGGATGATTTGGCGCTGTTTCAGGCCAGTGACCCCGACTGGTTTTTGAACGCCGCTGGGGAGACGGTGCGCTGGGATATCTGCCAGTGGCATGTGGCGCCGAGCGTCACAACGACGGTGTCGCTGCCGATCCAGCCGGATGGGACGATCATGCTGCCGTCGCTGTATGTGACTGCGGTGTCGTCGATCACGATCGACGGGCTGGCGTTGGACCCGTCGAGCTATGAGTTCGAAACTGCGGGCTACATCAAACGTGTCTACAACGCGAACCAGTATTTTCAGTGGCCGTTGTGGCCGATCCAGTCGGAGCACAAGTTCCGCGAATACCCAAGCCCGCTGGCGAAACGCGCGGCGGTGACGTTCACGCACGGCTATCCAACCGTTCCCGCACCGGTTGCCGCGGTCGCCTACGAGCTGGCGGCCCGCGCGATGGAGATGCCGGCCGGTGTGGCGAACCAGATCGCCTCGGGTCCGTACACGATCGGCCTGGGTGCGTTGGGGATTGTGCCGACCGATGATCAGCGCCGCCGCCTGGGGCCGTTCACCCTTGTCCGGTTCTGATGGCTCTCACTGTTCTTCCGGCGAAAATCCCGATTCAGCATCAGGTGTGGGTGTGGCAGGTCGACAGCCAGGGCAAGCAGGTTTTGGACGCTGACGGCAACCCGGTCGGGTCGCTGGCGGCGCCGGTGACCCGCTACATCATCGGAATCCAACAACTCCACGACGGCAGGGTCGACCCGATCTCTGTCGAGTATGTGGAGCGCACCATCACCGACCTGATTCTCGAGGTTCCTGATCCGACGCTTTACAAGAAGCTCGATCGGGTGCTGGTCAACACCACCGGCGAAACCGTCGCCTACGAAGTGCAAGGCCGCCCGGTGAATTGGCAGATCGGCCTGCCGTGGCAACACTACTCCAAGCTGTTCGGCGGCACCGTGCACGTGAGGCGGGTCAACTGATGCCCGACGACGACTGGCAAGGCATGACATCGGAGGACCGGGAGAAGCTGCTACGCCACCCCGGCACCGCAGCCAGGTTGAAGCAGATCGCGCAGCAGTTGGCGGACTCGGCGAACTCGATGGCCGCGCAGTTCAACCGGCCGAGCGAAGCCGGCAACGACAACTTCGGTGTCTATGTCACTCCCGGCGGCACGCGGGCGCGTGCTTACGTGCACCCGCTGGGGCGCACCGGAATCCATGTCGAGCAAGGCGAATCCGTGCTGTTGAAGGCGATTGCGGGGCTTCCTAAGCAATGACGTTGCCGAGCACGTATTGGCCGATACTCAAACCGCCCAAGATCGTGCAACTGGTCCGCGCCTTCCTGTTGGGGCCATTAGGTCCGACGCCGATCGCCACCCGGCTACCGTCACCGGACAACACTGCGGACACCGTCAACGGGTTCCTACGCCTCGAGTACGGCGGCGGCTCCAAACCGACACCGTTCCAATACGACCTGCAGTGCATCATGCACGCCTACAGCGCCGACGAAAACCAGGGCGCGGAGATCGCCGACCAAGCTGTCGCGCTCACCTCAGCGGCACAGGGCCAGACGGTGAACGGTGTGTATGTGGTCGGGGTGACCGGTGTTATTGCGGCGCATCGTCTTACTGATCCGAATGTGATTTTGCCGCGGTTCCGCGCGGCCGTGACCTGGCGGGTGCCGGGACTCCCGTTCAACCAATCCGACTAACAGATAGGGAACATTGATGTCGGGTCTTTCAACAACGCAAATCCTCGCAGCATCACCTGATGTTTCGGGCGGCGTCTACCGCGCACCAGCAGGGACGACGCTGCCAACCGATACCACAACCGCACTCAATGTGGCATTCATCCCGCTCGGCTGGGTCGATGATGACGGCATCACGGTCGACATCGCGCGACCCAACACTCCCCAATACGGCTGGGGCGGTGGGCTGGTCGCCAGCTTACAGACAAGCTTCAACAACACATTCTCGTTCAAACTGTTGCAGCCGCTGGATCCCGACGTACTCAAGACGGTGTTCAGTGACACCAACGTCACCGTCACTCCACCTACCAGCACGGTCGGTACGTTGACGACGACCACCATCAACCCGAAGCTACCGATCAACAGCGCCTGGGTGTTCGCGGGCTACTACCAGAACGCTACGGTGCGGTGGGCGGTACCCAATGCGCGTGTCACCACGCAACGCGCAACCCGGTGGACCCAGAAAGCGTTGCAGGTGTTTGATGTGACGGTGCAGGCGTTCCCTGACACCAGCGGCAACTTCTCCTATCTGATCACCAACGACGGCATCCACACCTAATGACCGCGCCAACAGAACTCAGCACCGAAGAGAAGATGCGGCGGGCCGCCGAAGGCCCGAAAGCCAAATCCAACGGCAAGCCCAAGCCGAAATCGCCTTATGGGGATGCGCCGACATTCACCTACCAACCCAAGGACGGCGGCGAGCTGATCATCTTCCCTACCGCGGATGTGTTGTGGGAGGAAGTCGACGGAGTCAAACCGATCAAATTCCTGTGGCGGGTACGGAAGTTGAACGAGCCGTATCAGACGTTCGCGTTTCTGGAGCGCGCCAAAGTCCCCGACGACATCGTGGAACGCGCACTCGATTTACCCGATGAGGAACGCCAGGAGTTGTTTCGCCGCTGGTTCGCTGAGGTGACCGAGCCGCCAGAGGCCGGGCTGCCGGGGGAATCCTGACGCTGGTCCGTGTCCTCGGGTTTCATTGGCACGCGGTCCAGCGCGACCTGTTAGCACTCGGCTATCGGGCGAGCGACATGTTCACGAAACTGTCTGCCGCGGAAGTTGTGTCGATCATCGTAGCCGCACCCGCGGGCAGCGCCGTCCGCTACATGACCGACGGCGGTTGGACGGTCACCGATCATCTGCTCGCCACCCAGTTGGAGCAGCGCGCCGGCCTCGTCAAACTCAAGGACCGTTATCAGCGGCCGGGAACCAAACCGCGCGAGCCGGAACCGAAAACAGTTGCAGACCCCGACAGGATCACTTTCGACACCATGCCACTCGATGAGTTCATCAAACGGCAGAAAGCCGACAACGCTCGATGACTAGCCCCACCGGCGGAGGTTCTTCCGGCGATGTCACTATCGCCACCCTTTGGGTTCCGGTTGTTCCCGAAACCAGCCAGGTCGGCCCGAAGATGGAAGAGGCCGGCAAAGAAGCCAAAGGCCGCTTCCGCGAATCAGTTCGCGACATCGGCTCCACAATCCACGACGACCTGGAGAAAGTCGGGTCACGCGCCAAAGACATCTTCACCAGCGCAGGCCACAGCATCCACGACGCACTATCCCGCGCTAGCGTCGACAGCTCGAAAACCATCTCAGACAACCTCGCCAAAGCTGGCGAGGACGGTGCCCGCGCCATCACCAACCGATTCGGTGTCCTCGGAACACTGCTCGAAGGTCAAGCGTCTGACATCGGCGCCAAAGTCGGCACCAACCTCGGAAACACCCTCACACAGCACTTCGCCGCTGCGGAAGGTCCGATCGGTGCTATCGGTGACCGTGTCGGCTCGATAATCGGCGACAAAATCGGCGGCGCGCTGGGTCGCGTCGATGATCTAGCGAAACGCATAGGCATCGATCTCGGTGAGGGTGGCGTTGCTGGCGCTGTTCAGGACGTCTTCAACAAGTCGGCCAATGTGCGGGGCCAAATCGAACAGTGGAGTGAGCTGTTTAAGGGATTGCCTGGGATTATCGGCCGAGTCGGAACGGCAATCTCCGAGCTAGCGGGACCGATCTCCGTGGGTATTGGTCTGGGTAAAGAACTTGCGAACCTGTTCGACCATGTTGGCGCCATCCACGATCGGTTTATGAATCCCGATGGCACCCCGAAAAGTGGGATAGACCGGTGGATCATGGAGCATGGCGGTCCGCTCAAGTTTTTTGAGCCGCCGTCGATGCACGCTCCCGCGCCGCCAGCCCCGGCTCCGACTCCTGGTGCGCTGCCAGCAACTGCGCCGGGCGGTCCGCTCGACCCGACTCGATTGGGAGGGGCACCGGGTGGTGGTGGCGCACCGCCACCTATGCCAGCACCTCCAGCATCGCAATCAACACCAACTACCGACATTCCCAGCGGCTCAAACGTCTACTGGGGCGCTGCTGCGGCAGCGCCACCGGCCCCGACATCCGGCACTGACTGGGATGCGATAGCCCAGGCAGAATCCGGTGGCCGCTGGGACTTAGGCTCCGATTCTCAGGGCCGAGCATTCCGCGGTGGCCTGCAAATCCTTGATTCGACGTGGGTGCAGTTCGGTGGGACTGCTTATGCCCCGACCGCTGATAAAGCTACCCGTGAGCAGCAGATCGCGGTCGCAGAGAGAATCCTCGCGCATCAAGGCCCGAAGGCGTGGCCGAACACGTATCACTTTGGGGCGCCGGGTGGTGCTGGTGCTGCCGCTGCTGCCAGCGGTGCCGGCGGCGGTGGTTCGGCTCCTGCGCCGCGCGCACCGCGAAGCATGACGTCATCAGTCACCAGCTTGCCGGATGTTCGTGGCGCGCACCCACAACTCGCCTACGCCCTCGCCGCAGCCCAATCGATGTTCCCTGACTTGCAGTTGACCGCCGGCATGTCGGACCATCCGATGGACCAGGGCTGGCATCCCAAAGGCCAAGCCATCGACATCGGCGGCGGCACACCAGCAGAACAAGCCGCACTCTCCAACTACCTGCTACAGTTCGCGCCCTATATTGAAGAACTCATCCACTCCGGTCCCGGCGTCACGCAGAACATCAAGAGCGGCAAGCTCGGTCCCGCGATCGACATGCCGGGTTCGGTGTACAGCAGTGGACAGGCCGGCTACCACGGCGACCACGTCCACCTGGCGGTCACTGATGCGCAGGCGGCAGCGTTTGAGGCTGCGCTGACCGGCGGCCGTGGTCGCGCAGGAGCGGCTGGCGGTCAGATACCGACCGGTGCGCAGCATGACCCTGTCTACGTCGCGAGCAGCGATAAAGACAAAACAGCAGATGACCAGAAAAGTCCGTTCGAGAAGGAAGCCAACGACCTCGGCAAAGGACTAGTGAACGGGCTACTTGAAGCCGTCGGCCTGGACGGGTCGGTCCTGAGCGGCTTCCCCGGCCAAAACCTGGGCAGCCCGCTGCAGTGGGGCATCACCAAGCTGGGCACCGGGATACTGAAATACGTCGCCGGGATCGGGGCCAGCGACGGCGCCGGTTCTGTTGCCGGTGGTGACGGTTCGACGTTGCCGTTCCTGGATTTGATTCCCGGCCTCAAAAACGTCATCCCAGGAGCGGCAGGCTCGAACGTGGTTCCGACCGCGCACCAGGGAACCGGTGCCGCGCCGGGACCGACAACGAACATCGGCAACATTGATCATTCGCTGAACGTGACGCAGAACGTGAAAGACAACACGCCGCTATTCGACATCCAAGGAATGGCCAACAGCGCGAACCGATACCAGGGATTCATGCCGAGCCAAGTCAACGGCGGCACGTAGAATGACCGCTCCGATCACCAGCATCCCCGTCGGCCAAACCTCCTCGTACACGCTGGCGCAGCAACTCAACACCTACACCGAACTCGACCAGTTTCCCGAGTTTCTGGCGGCGCTGGAGACGGTCATCGTCTACATCGACCCCAACCAAAACGTGTTCCATTTGAATGGCACGTTCGCTGGGATGGAGGGTGTGCGGATCGGTGAAACGATCCAGGGTGAGCAGCACATCCCGTTCTCCCAGGTGTTGATTGAGGGCGCGTTTCAGGTTGGTTCGACGATTCAGCGCACCAACTATGAGAAGCGTTTGATCAATTTTCGTATCCAGATCGGCGGGACCGGGTTCAACAATTACACGTATCGGATGGCTGAGGACCGCTGGTGGGCGGGCCAGGTCGAGAACAAGCCGGGTTGGCTGGGTGTGTTCACCCGGCTGTCTGGGTGGCGGTGGATTCAGGTGTGGCCGTATCGGACGGTGGACACCGCGGTGCGGCAAGACCCGGTCGCGTATGGCAATAACTATGCGGTGTGGGACATCAACTGGATCGCACCCTACCCGTTTTATTCGAAGCCTGCGGTGTGGAAGCAGTGGACCGCATCGACGGCCGGTGCTAAGCACAGCGATGGGTTTTATTACGGGAACCTTGTTTTGGCGAATCGCGGCGACGTCGACACCTATATCTACTATCTGATCACCGGCGCGGGTTATGCGAAGGTGCAGGATAACAACTCCGACAGCCTGGTGGCGTTGCCGATCATCGAACCCAGCGACGGCACAGTGTTATGCAACACCGACCCAGCGCAGCGCACGTTGTTGGCGCAGAACGATCCGCAGGACGACTTCTTCTTTAAGATCGCCCGCGCCTCAGGGATATTGAACTTTTTTCTGTCTGGTGTGGCTGACGCGGGTATCCCGATCTGGCAGCGCGGATACACCCGGTTTCTGTACACGACTCCGGGGCAGACGGTGACTCATTTCACGGTGGCGCACACCAACCCGGCCGCGACGATTACGGCGTTTCTGCCGCAGCGTTACCGCAGGGCGCGCTAGTGACGAGCACGTTTGATCTGTTCGGTATCCCCGAGCAGCCGATCATGCCGGTGCAGTTCTCCCAGTTTTTGAATGTGTTTGAGGAGAACGGCGCCAGCGGTGTGCCTGACGCCGTCAAGAATCCGGTGTCGGCGTTCATCTACATGGTGAACAAAGCCAACCTCATCACACAAAGCGCGCAGCAGCGGCCCATGGTGCGGCTCGCCGACAAAAACCTGAAGGTGATGGCCGAGCTGACCGGCGAGTTGTCGTGTGACACCGAGGAATTGATGTCGGACACCGGCACCGCCCATCTGGTTGCGACGTATGACAACTGGCTTGTTGACTGGCTGATCAACCAGACGCGTGTCGATGAGGATATGCATATCCTGGTTGATCCGGTGCCGACGCAGCGGACGTGGCGTACCCGGTGGGGCGGCAAGGTTCATCAGATCAACGTCAAACGCAACGAGGACGGCACCAGCACAATCGATTTGGTGGCTCTGTCGCACCGGGAGCACGCTAAGCGGCTGCTGATCGCGAGCATGCCGTTCCTGATGCCTGAGGTGCAGTTCCCGCGCATGTGGGTACTACCCGGCCCGATCAGAACCATTCTGTTCATCACGTTCGCGGTGAACCTGGCCAGACTGTTTATGCCGGGGTTGTCGACGCTCACCAACATTGTCAACCCGTTTTCGTGGCTGAACCCGTTGAACGTCACCGGGCTGGAGAACATTGATCCGTTGGCGTGGCCGATCCAGGTAGCGTTCGTCAACCCGGTGTTGGACCAGTCGCGGTGGACGGCGATTGGTGCGGCGTGGACGAATTGGCATGACGCCACCGTGGACATGCTCAAGGACTGCGGCTGCATGCTGCGCGCCTACACCTGGCTCGACGAAGACGAAGACTCACCGCACACCGAGCTGTTCGACATCGTCAACGGTGTCGGCGGCGTCGCGATGGATTTGCTTGCGCTGTTTGGTCTCGGCGCGATCGATGACTTCGTGAAAGTGGCCGCGGATCAGGGTTTGGATGCGGTGACCCGACCGAAACGCAACTGCGTCGTGTTCTCCATTGAGGACATGTCTGGTCAGACCGGGCCGACCGGCACAGCGTTCGACGGTCTGCTCAACCTGATCGGTGTCACCCTGGATGACATGTTCACCACAACTTTGGTGAACACTGACACCGGCCAAACCCTGGACGGCGAACCGGTGGTTGACGTCATCAACCCTGTCACACCGTTCTTCGAATCGATTCTCGGTGTGGCGCCTGCGCCGCCGAAAGTGATCTGGCGGGACTCGCAGTATGACCGGGTGGTGTCGAAGCAGCACACGCTGTATAAGGCTCCGACGCGGACGATGATGACGGGTGGCCGGTCGCCGACGATCGTGAACGAGGGCATCACGTTCCTGATTCGGTTCGCGTTGTCGCAAATCCAGTTGACGAACGTCACCGGCGTGTTTGAGAGCATCGGCCCGGCTCCGATCCTGTCCGGTATCGAAAACTTGTACCAAGGCCAGTTGGATAACGTGTTCTTGGCGTGGGAGCGGATCACGGACCCGACCCGCGCTGTATGGACGGGTGACGTCGCCTATCAGGAGCATTTTGAGCGCGGCCAGCAAGTCGCCTACACATTGGCCAGCATCCTCACGCTGCGGCAGGCCGACTGGAACACCCGCGCCTACTACGGATTCCAAGCCCAAGTCATATCCGGTTTCCCGTGGGTGCTCGACGTCGACATCCGATTGGGGGAGCGCGGCGGCTGGGAACAAGACGGCGTCATCTACGTCGACCAAGTCACCGCCATCCGGCGGTCATGGGACCGCTCCCGGCCGGTGCTGTGCACGCTGTCGGTTGGTGACGACAAGGACCGGCAAGACCCGATCGCACGTTCCATGCGCGCTATTAACGCCATGTATGGGATGCTTGGCGCCTTCTTGGGAGAGGGAACATTCTTTGGCTGAGTGCATGATCATTTTCTGGATGCTGATCGGATTCGCGGCAGCGGTGGCCATCGTGGCTGGCATTTTCCTAGTGCTCGGTTTCCGCGAATTGCGGCGCAGCAAGGACCGATTTCATGCCGATCAAACGCGTTGACCTTTCGAAGCTGACACCCGAGCAGCAGGCGGCGTTCATCCAGTTCGCCAAGGACTGCCGGGCCGCGGCACCTCATGTCGAGGAGATGAAGCGGGCTGCGCAGCAGATGTTTGTGGAGATGGTGCGCGCCCCGCAGTGGCGGCTGCAGCAAGCCGACGGCGAGCAACCCGAACAGCAGGAGTTGTGGAGGCAGGGTGCGCCGGAAGTGAACTTTGTTGACCATATTGAAACTGAAGGGTTTTCGGATCAGTGACCCAGCCTGTTATCCAGTTGAATCCCGGTGACACTGTCCCGTTGGGGACGATTCTCGCGAATCTGCACCTGATGGGTGTGGTGACCGATCCGAGCACCCCGAACCAGTTCGGTGCCACGCTGGAGGCGTTCGGGGATCAGGGTGTGTTGGCGGTGCCGGTGTTGCAGGGGCCGCCCGGCCCGGCGGGGACGCCGCAGTTCGCGCTGAAGTTCCAGAACGACAACCTCACCGACCCAACCCAGTTGCCGAACAACTTGAATGACACCACCGACGTCGGCAAGTACTGGATTTTCAAGTCCTACGACAACAACGGCAACGTCGTCGGCACACAAGCCTACATCTGGTACGGGTCGACTGCCGGCGGCTGGCGCACCATGCCGATGGGTTCGCAAGGGCCGCCCGGCCCGTATCCGGTGATCACCCCGACGGTGAACCTGCTCGACCCCGACCTCACCTCCTACATTGATGTCACTGGGCCGTCGTCGAATCCAAACTGGGCGCTGCACCTCGCGGTCCCGGCCGGCCCTGCCGGGCCGGCGGGCGGCTGGAACCAGTTCGACGACACCACACCACCGACGGTCGGCCAAGTCATCGGGTTCGCCGGAAAATACAGCCAATCCGGGCAGCCGATTTTCCAGCCGATGAACGTCGGCGACATCCTGCCGCGCCCGTACACGATCCCCGAGTCGGCGTTCACCGCCTACAACGGGATCACCCAGTCAAGGCAGACGGTGTGTACGTGGCAGGCGCCGGCGCAGCAGTGGGATTGGCAGCCGTTCGTGTGGGGTCAGATGGCCATGTTCGGGGTCAGCTTCCTCAACTTCCTGAGCTTCGGCGGTGTCGGTGGTAACGCGCAGATCGTCGGCTGCGAAGTGCGCCTCAATGACCCGAACACGGGGCCGATCGTCGCGCTCGGTGTCGGCAACGCCACCGGTGTGGTCACGATCATCCCGCACACCAGCTCCTCGAGTTCGCCGACGACGGCGATGACACCGGACAACAACTACGCGAAAGTCGCTGCCGGTGTGCAGCCCACCCTGTATGTGAACCTCGTTAATGAAAGCGCCGGGGGCAGCTTCGATTTCAAGCCTGCGAATGCGCAGTTGGCGATGCTGGCGTTACCGCAGGCCACGACGCGCGCGCTGCCGACAACCTATTACGGGATCGCGTCGGCGCGTTCATCGTTCACCGCAACACACGGTTAAGGATCAGCAGTAGATGACGAATGTTTTGAGCACCGCGCAAGCGTTGGACAACTACAAAGTCTCTTTGGGAAATTGGATCGGTGTATGCACCGGCCCGCCAGGCAACACGTCCACCGTTTTGAATGAGGCGACGGGCGGCAGCCCGGCTTATGCGCGGCAGCAAACCACCTGGACACCGGGAACGAACGGCACCAACACCGGAAGCCAAGTCACACTGAACCTTCCGGCCGGCACCTACAGCTACGGCATTATCTGCTCAGCGTCGACCGGCAACACGATGATCGACTGGTTCACGCTGCAAACCCCGATCGTTATCACAGGGCAGACCGCGGTTCCGATCACACCTTCTTCGAGCACCACCTGAGCGCATGCCGCGCGCTATCGACCTGACACCGCAGAACCTTCAGGTCACCCACAACCCCAACCAGATGCTCGGTGTCGGGCCGGGCCAGTTGCAGAACATGCTCGCCGATATCGCCGATATCCCGGCGGTCACCATCGAGGCGATCGAACAGTTTATTAACCAGTTCCTCACCTATTTCGATGAGGTCACCGGCATTGATCTGCTGCCGCTGGTGCAGGATGTCGAGGCGTTTCTGAACGCGCTGTTGAGTGTGTTCGGGTTCGGCACGTTTCTCGGCAACGGGTCGGGAAGCGGCACCCAGCTCGGTAACCTGCTGGATTTGCCGATCAGCTTCCTCGACACTGTTCTGTCGCTGCTGGGTTTGGGGTCGCTGTCGACGAGCGGCTCAGCTAACTCGTTCACCACGTTCCTGCAGGGCTTGGCCCCGATCGCTGACATTATTTCCGCGCTCGGCGGCAGCGGCAGCGGTGCGAGTGGTTTGATCACCGCGCTGGAGAACATTCCGCAGGGCAACGTGGTTGGTCTGGTTGAGGCGTTGGCGTCGGCTAGCGGCCAGTTGGCGCAGGAACTGCTTGACCTGTTTTTCAATTTCATCACTGGCGGTGCCGCGACTGGTCACAGCATCGGTGATCTGCAGGGCGTTATCACCGACCTGTTGACGATCTTTTCGCCGCTGTCGGCGCTGAACCTGATCGACCAGATACCGTTCGAGCTGCTCGGGTTGCTGACTGCGGGTTCGGTTACCACCGTGCAGGGCAACCAGCTACGCAACGCCGACTTCTCCGGTTCAGGATCGTTGAGCGGCTCCACCTTGTATTCGTGGGATGGCACGGTTTATCCGACGGCGAGCGCGGCGGCCACATCGACACCGGGTTCGGCGAAAGTCACCGCGAACGGCAGCACCAAACCGCTGTTCTCGAATCTTGTTCAGGTTCAGCCCGGCCAGACGAAAGTCTTCTCAATTCAGGCGTTGTGGCAGAACCTGACCGACAACGGTTCCGGTGTGCAGCTTGTGGCGCAAACCTATTCCGACAAGCTCGGTAACACTGCGGTCGGGTCGCCGGTGGTTATCGCGCAGACCGGGACAGGGCACGGCGCCACACCCAGTTCGTGGACGGGCGCTCCGACCGGTGCCCTGCAGGCCACCCTGTCGGGCAGCTATGTTGTGCCGGCGGGTGTTCAGTCGCTGCGCATGGCGTCACAGCTCACCAGCGCGGCGACTGCGGGGACGGTGTGGTTCGGTCACGGCAACCTGACCTCGAGTTCCCTCATGGGAAATAACGTGATGGCCGGTATCAGTGGTGCCGCGTCCACCATCGGCGCCGATGTGCAAAGCATCGTCGACAACATTTTGAACGCGATCACCGGCGGCTCTACGACTGGCAACCCGATCAGCGCGCTGATCCAGGTGTTCACTGATCTGATGTTCGGGCTGGGCAATCCGACAGGTTTGGGGACGGGGTTTCCGTTCTTCTTCATCCCCAGCTCCAACGTGGTTGGGATTCAAGGGATCGTGGACAACCTGACTACGATCCAAAACACGTGGGACACACTGTTGCGGGCGATCCTGCCGCCGGGTGTGTCGTTCGTGGAAGCCACATTGGCTGATTTGGGGAACTGGCTGGCCAGTCTCGCGAATACGACGTTCAACACGAAAAGCGTCAGCCAAAACAACTCGACCACGCTGTCCAACTATGCGGTGACCCGGCCGCTGTACCAGGCCGGTGACCCGACGATGGACGCCGTTTTCAACATCTCCTCACTCAACGGCACAACCGCGCCGACGATCCCGATCACATCGCAGCAGGCGTTCCACGGTGTGATGAACACGCTTCACGGCGGCACAAAGAAGTCCATTTCGTGGTTCGGTTATCCAACCGGCAGCATCAGCAGCTTCATGGTGACCGTCAACAAACTCGACCCGACCACGGGGTCACTGTCCCAGGTGTTCACATCAGGTGACATCAGCGCGTCACTGGCCGGTGGCGCCACCCCGGTGAGGAACTATTACAACCTGCCGTCCGCGAACTGGTTTTCAACCATGCACGGCGACTGGTACACGACCGAGATGCGGGTCAGCGGGCCGGGCACCTACAACATCGTTGGTATCACTGGGCATTGGCTGCCGCCGAATCCGAATGTGTACCCGCAGGGCATGGCGATGATCCGCTCCGCGGTCGCTCCCATCTTGGATGAGATCGGCACCGGTATCGCGGCGGGTGGGTCGACGGCGATGACGGTCACCCGTAACCTGCCTTTTTCCGGTAACGACAACTACGCGCTGTGCATGGCGCATGTGTCAACAGGGCAATCGTCGGGGGCGACGTTTTCAGCGACATGCGGCGGGCAGACGATGACACAGTTGGCCGCCTACAACTACACCGGAAACTTCTGGCTGGTGGCGTTCGGCCTGTATATCGGGCCGACGTCGCCGCTGCGCGGCACCACCACCGCACAAGCCGTGTCGTTGTCGATTTCCGCCGGCACCGACGCCACGGCGATGGAAGTGTACGCGCTGGCCAGCACCGGCGCAGGCACCGGGACGGCCGCCACGACCAGCGGCAGCGGCACCGCCGCATCACATACTGTGACGACCGGGACATCGACTGACATTGTGTTCCAGGCGTTCGGATCGAGCCTCAACCAAACCGGCGCTGCGTTTTCTGCTTACAACCAAACCCAGGATTACAACGCTGCGCTGGGCAGCAACGTCAACTACGCCTCAGCTTTCGGGCATGCCGCAGGATCAGTGTCCGTGGGATTCACGGCGACACTGTCAAGCAGCAGCACGTGGGGTTCGCTGGCCATCCCGGTGCATGGTTTGGTGCCGCTACCGCCGACGTCGATTACCACACCTGTCTACAGCAACAATGTGGCGTGGATCGGGCTAGGCGGGTCCGCGGGCCAGTCGTCGTTTACCCCGACCACCGACCAATACACGACGCCGGGCGACTACGTGTGGACGATCCCAACGTGGGCGAACTACGTGGACCGGGTTGTGCTGGGTGCTGGTGGCGGCGGTTCCTGCGGTGACGGTGGTGGTGGCCGCGTCGGCAACGGCGGCGCCGCAGGCAGTTTCGCCGCAGACACGTTGACGGTGGCGAACCTGCCCGCAGGCACCACAACATTGAATGTGCATGTCGGCACCCACGGTTCGGGTGGTACAGGCACCATTGACTACAACACCAACGGGCCGGGCACCGCCGGCACCGCCAGTACATGCACACACACCGGGGTGGCAACCTTGACCGGTGCCGGCGGCGCGGGCGGCAGCGGGTTCGGTAACAGCACCGGGCATGGGCCGGGTGCGGACACTTTCAACGGGCAGCAGTACTTCGGGGGCACCGATGTCACCACCGAGAAGACGGGCAGCCCACCCGGCGGCGGTGGTGGCGGCGGCAAAGGCGGTGTCTTCGGCAACTACGACTTCGGCGCTAACGGCGCTGACGGCTCGGTGTGGCTTCGGGCCTACCAGTGAGCACCGGATGGTGGACTAACCCGACACCGCTGACCCCCCCACCTCAACCAACAGGATGGTGGAGCAGCCCACCACCGTTGACCACACCGGCGCCGCAAACCGGCTGGTACGCGCAACTAGCTATTGGTCCCGCCGCTGAACAGGTCGGGTTGACCGACACATTTTCGACGGTCGCCAACTATGGGCGTGTTCCCGCCGAAAGCGTTGGCCTGACCGACGTGTGGTCGGCGGTGCTGTCAATGTCCCGGTCCGCTGATGACCCGCTCGGTATCACTGATTCAGCGACGTTCGCGCCGGGAACCACGTTCAACGAGGAAAACACCGCGCAAACCAACAAGGCGGTCCCGGCGAACGCGACAGGCGTCTATGTCACCCTGATCGGGGCAGGTGCGGGTGGGGGTGCGGGCGGCGGCGGCATCAGTCTGCAGGGCGCCGGCGGCGCCGGCGGTGGTGGGGCGCGGGTCGACCGCATATTTATAGCCGCCAACCAGCTCGGGGCCACCTATACGACTGTCGTCGGCGCGGCCGGTGCCGCCGGTGCGAACGGCGGCGACTCGTCGTTCTCCACCGGGTCGATCACCCTCACCGCGGGCGGCGGCAAAGCCGGTGCCGCGGGAACCTCAAGCGCGGGCGGTACCGGCGGCGCGGGCGGGACAGCGACCGCCACCGGTGTCGCGGCGACAACCCATCCCGGCACCGCAGGCGGTAACGGTGGCCGTAGCGGCGCCGGGACCGCCGGAACCAACAACACCACCAACGGCGGGGCGGGTGGCGGCGGCGGCACCAGCGGCGCCGCGGCGGGAGCGGCGGGCGGAAGCTCAACCCTTGTTGCGGGCGGCGCGGGCGGCGCATCCGGCGGCGGCGCAGGCGGATCACCGGCCAGCGCAGGATCAACTAACGGTGGTGCCGGTGGTGGTGGCGGCGGCGGCGTCCAAACCGGTAGTTCAGGCGCGGGCGGCACCGGAGGCGCCTACGGCGGCGGCGGCGGTGGCGGCGGCGCGCCAGGTAACAGCGGCGGCGGCGGCGCAGGCGGTACCGGTGGCGCCGGCTACACCCTTCTCGAATGGCGTTGATACGAGGATTTAGGTGACAGAAGCAGATACGGCAGCCATCATCGGGCACCTTGTGATCGAGCGGCGCAACGCCGACGGCGAACTCGTCGAGCGGTTCGAAGGCAACAACCTTGTCACCCAAGTCGGCGACCAAATGTACGGTGAGCGCGGCGCCGCCATCAGCGGCGCACCAGCAGCACCCACCGGGATGCGGTTGGGCACCGGCAGCACAGCGGTCGCGAAAACCGGTGCCGGCGCAGCGTTGACCACCTATCTGAGCGGCTCCAATCACGCGTTCGACTCGACGTGGCCGCAATCATCATTGAACGGTGCCGCCAGGCAGATTCAGTACAAGTGCAGCTATTTGGCGGGGCAGGCCACCACAGCATCGGCGATCACCGAAGCGGTCATCGTCAACGACACCATCACCACCGACGCCACATCGACGGCCGCGAACACGATCGCCCGCATATTGGTGACCGGTATCTCGCAGAAGCAGTCCACCGACACGCTCACCGCGACGTGGAACCACAACCTGCAAGGCACATAGGAAACTGACTTGGTTTATATCGGTGCGCCGCCCCAACAGTTCACCATCCCCGTCACGCTGGGCGCTGATGTCGAGTTCACCGTCAACCGGGTCGATACTTCGAATAATCCGGTGAACTGGTCCGCGGCGGTGTTCATGGCCATAGATATCGACCGCCTTAATCCCACCACCATCAACGCGACGGTGACCGGGAATCAGGCTGTGCTGCTGCTGCACTCATCGGTGTGCGATGAGGTGAAGAACACCACCCGGTGGCGGCTGTATATGCAGACCGGGACGGCGCCGAACACGTTGACGTTGCCGATCGCGGTCGGCAACTTCGAACGCGACGACGGCGGCAGCGCATGACCACCCCTGTCGAGTTGACGGCGATCATCGAGGATCAAATCGTCACTGTGACACCACCGGTCGCGCCCGGTGTGAACATTTCCACGGTGGCGCAGCCGTTCACGGTGGTGACGGTGCAAGGCCCACCAGGACCGGCCGGGCCGCCCGGCACCGGGGCCAGGATTATCGGGGAAATCCCCGCCGGCACCAAAGACGGCAACAACCTGATCTTCACGCTGGCCAACAACTACAACCCCGGCACCGTCGCCGTCTACCGCAACGGTTTACGCGAAATGCCATCTGTCGGGTACAGCGAAACAGCACCGAATCGGATCACGTTCACCACCGCACCCAACTCGGACGACGACCTGTTGGTCGACTATCTCGTCGGATAGATAAGGAACAGCAACTGCTATGGCCACTACTCGGATCAACGGCCACGAACAGATCAAAGCCAACAGCCTCACCTCGGCTGAGGTTGACACGTCAGTCATCATCGCCAGCGGCGCCAACGCGTTCACCGGCACCGTCTCCGGTGTCACCCCAACCGGGGCGGCGCATCTCGCCACCAAAGGGTATGTGGATGGTGTCGCGCAGGGCTTGTCGACGAAGGCCAGTGTGCAGGCGGCGACAACCGGGTCGGAAACCTTCACCGTCACATCTGGCAGTGTCACCCAGATCAACGGCACCACCCTGGATGGTGTGTCCCCGGCGGTGGGTGACCGAATCCTGATCAAGGATGCGCCCGCAGCGAGCGGCACTGGTTCGGGTGGCTCGGATCAGCCCGGCAACGGCATCTACACGGTGACGGCGAACACCACGAACCTGAGCGTGTCCCGCGCCGGTGACTTGTCGGGCACGATCAACCCGGCGGGCGCGTTCACGTTCGTTGAGGCCGGTACCGCCAATAAGGGCATGGGTTATGTGGTGGTCGACCCGACCACACCCGATACGGCTTTTACTTACGGCACCAACAACATCAAGTGGTCGATCTTCTCATCGGCAGGTACCGGGGTGTCGTCGGTGTCGGTGGCGACCGCGAACGGTTTCTCGGGTACAGTGGCGAACCCGAACACCACCCCGGCCATCACCATGCAAACCACCGTCACGGGTTTGTTGAAGGGCAACGGGACCGCGGTGTCGGCGGCAACAGCCAGCTCCGACTACATGGCGCCGTCGAGCTTCGTAGTTCGGGAAACCCCGACCGGAACCATCAACGGCTCGAATACCACGTTTACGCTGGCGAACACACCGCTGTCCGGTACGGAGGTGGTGTTTTTAAACGGCATCCTCCAGGATGCGGGCGCGGGTAATGATTACACGATCAGTGGTGGGACGATTACGTTTCTGACGGCGCCGGCGACGGGCGACAAAATCCGCGTCAACTACCAGAAGTAGCTAGATGGCTAAAACTCTTGTTGATCTCACCAACGGTGAGCAGGTGCAGGGTGTGTTGCCGCTCGCTAACGGCGGCACCGGGTTGTCGATGATCGGCGGCAACAACACGGTGCTGACATCCAACGGCACCACCGCATCGTGGCAGACACCTTCCGGTGGTGGCGGTAACCCGCCGCAGGGCGATACTCACACCGCCACCGCCGCCGGAACCACAACCCTGACCGTCACGTCCACTCAGGTTCAGGCTTTCACTGGCACCACCACCCAAACCGTCACGCTGCCAACCACGTCGGTGACGGCGGGTATGCAGTGGTCGATCGAGAACCAGTCGACGGGTGCCGTTACGGTGAACGCTTCTGGTGGTGCGACCGTGTTGACATTGGCGGGCGGCACCGCTGCTGTGTTCACCGCTAACGCTGCGGCTCCCACCACAGCGGCCGGTTGGGACGCCCAGTATGGCGCGGTCCAGGTCGTGACTGGAAAGTCGTTGACCGTCAACAACACCATCACCCTGTCGGCAACCGATGGTTCCTCAGTGAACCTGAACGCATTTGCTGACAACGCTTTCTCGATTGTGGACAGCGCCGACACAACCAAAGCTTTGGCGATCGACTGCTCAACGATCACCACAGGGAACACTAGAACGTTTGAGGCTCCTGATCTTTCCGGCGCGATGCACGCCGAGGCGATTATCACCAGCACAGCCACCAGGACACTGACCAGCCAGACGGCAGCCCAGAAAATATTCGGCACACCAACCAACGGCCAAGTAACCCTGCCTGTGGGGTCGTTCTTTTTCGACTGCTTTTTCACCCTGTCGAGCATGTCGAGCACGTCGGGTTCGTTCGGGTTCGCACTCGCCGGAACGGCCACCATCGCTGGACAGCTTTGGCAGACAGAAGGAAATAAAGCAGCGTTGGCGACGGCAGCGGCAGCACAAAACACAATGAACACCGCAGCTAACACTGCTATCGTCACCGCCACCACCGCTACAACCGGGTGGGCGCATGTTTGGGGGAAGGTGCGGGTTTCTGCTGCTGGAACTTTAATACCGCAGGTGAGCCTCGGTGTCGCGGCGGCTGCTGTGGTTGGTGCTGATTCCTTTTTCCGTATCTGGTCAATTGGGCCGTCGACAATGACCAGCGTTGGTCCCTGGTCATAATGCCGCTGCAGTCCCCGGCCTATGCCGCGCCGATCTTGTTCGTACCGTTCAACGAAACAAACACCGCGCAGACAAATCAAACGGTTCCCCAAGGAACACAGGGCTGCTGGGTGACGTTGATCGGTGGCGGCGGCGCGGGCGGTACCGGTGGCGGCACATTCGGTGGGGGTGGTGGCGGCGGCGGTGGCCGCGTCGACCGGGTTTTCGTCGCCGTAGCGTCGTTAGGTGCAACATATTCGGTGGGTGTCGGCACCGGCGGGGCCGCCACAACCAATGCTGGCACCGCATCCACGTTCTCGTCGGGTGGTGTGAGCTTGTCGGCGGGCGGCGGTGGCGGCGGTGGTGGCTCTGGTGGTAGTGCAGGCGCTGGCGGCACCTGTTCGGCGTCTGGGGTGACGGCGACAACACACAACGGGACGGCCGGGGCTGCCGGCAACAACACCGGCGCCGGGGCGGCAGGCACTAGCGACACGACCAACAATCAGGGCGTCGGCGGCGGCGCCGGCGGCTTCTACAACGGCGCCGCCGGGGGTGCCGGTGGTAGCTCGAAAACTGTAACCGGCGGTGCGGGTGGCACATCAGTCACCCTGACCGGTGCCGCCCCGTCGGATGCGGCAGCCGGTAATGGCGGTGCGGGCGGCGGCGGCGGCTACGGCTCATCGTCAGGGACCAACAAAGGCGGCAATGGCGGCGCTTTTGGCGGCGGTGGCGGCGGTGGCGGAGGTGCCACAGGTTCGGGCGGCGGCGGAGGCAGCGGCGGCGGCGGCTACACCCTCATCGAATGGACATAAGTTTGAACATCTTTCGCAAGAAACCGCGCTACAAGCTCGGCAAGCGACCAGCGCGGCCGGGCGCGGTCAAGCTGGCGTTCGAAACCTATGTCAGCACCGAGGCGCTACAGGAACCGCCACCAGTGTTCGGCCACGACAGCCTCGTCAATGGTGGCTTCCCGATGCTGTGCAACGACCTCGTCGGCGACTGCGCCGCCGGTGCGGGTGCCGCACACCAAATCATGCTGTGGACCGCCGAGGCTGGGAATCAGGCACCGTTCAACGACAAAGCCGCACTAGCCAACTACTCGGCCGTGACCGGCTACAAACCCGGTCCCGAAGTCCGCGGGTTCGATGCGAGCGGCAACGTGATCCCCGACTACAACGCACCACAGAATCCGACCGATCAGGGCACGGATGTGGCGGCGATGCTGCGCTACTGGAACCTCACCGGGCTGCTGGATGCTGCCGGGAACGTCCACAAAATCGGTGCGGTCGTGGCGCTCGAACCAGGCAATTGGGAGCAGTTGCGGTACGCCTCCTACTACTTCGATGGTGTGGCGATCGGGATCAACTTGCCGGTGCAGTGGATGGACGCCTTCAACAAGGGCCAGCCGTGGACGCGAGTCTGCCGACCCAGATACGAAGGCGGCCACTACATCGTCGAGGTCGCATGGCGCGACAACAACTGCGTCGTCTCCACCTGGGGCGGCGAAATCGAACTCACCCAGTCCGGCTACGCGCAATGCTCCGATGAGTCCTACGCCATCATGTCCGAAGAAAAACTGCGCAACGGTGTCGACCTTGAAGGCTTGGATTTGGCGGCGCTGACCGCGGACATGCCGAAACTCAAGGACATATCGTGATAACACCGGCGCACTCCGAGCCAGTGTCGCACCGCTATGTCATGCACTATCCGGCGCACCCGCCCCGCAAAACGGACCCGCATTACAAGGATTTCGACTCGTTCCGGCGCCGCACCCACGCGTCAGCGCAGTGCGCCATCGGCGCGCACCGCCAAGATTTCAGCGAATGCGCCGGTCAACTTGAGCTGCATCATGCGCACATCGAATTCGCGCTGCAGAACGGGATCGATTTGGCGTGGCTGGAGCAGGACTATCCCGGTGTCAGCAACCCCGATCAGGTCGGGGCATGGATCGAATCCGCGGATAACTTGTTGTGGTTGTGCGAGTTCCACCACCGCGGCCACGGCGGCGTGCATGTCGCGTCAGCAGCCGATTTCGAGGCAGAGAAGTATGTGCGGGGGCTGATCGGATGACCGAACTGTTGCGCTCCAACATCGAGTTCGCCAAACGCGTCTTCCTCGACCGCTTGACGTGCGACAACCAGCCTTTGTTGCAGCCCGACAAGATCGACGAAGGCCCAGGCGACGAATACGAGTACGGTGGCTGCTTCGACCCGTTCAACTTCGGTGTCGGCGCCGACTGCTCGGGCTTGTGCGGCATCGTCATCGGCGCCGCGATCGACGGCCCTGACGATATGTATTGGGGCAGGTTGTTTTCCACCGAAACCTTCCCCGGCAAGTTCGGTGACTGGTTTAGACAGACCAGCCGCGTGGACTGCATGACGAACTATCACCCGATCAAGGTGTATATCATGCACGGCGGGGGCGGACCGAATAGCCATATGGCGTGCGAGATCGACGGCTGGTGGATGGAATCGAACGGCGACTACGGGGTTTGCACGATGCGCCCCAACATCAACCCACCCGAGTCCGACATTTGGAATGACTGGTGGGTGTGCGATTTCCCGATCAACGAGGACACCGCTTGGAGGCAGCCGATGGGATACCCACGCGGCCTGGACTACGCCGGCGGTCGTCCCAGCGGATCGAAACTCGCCGCCGCCGGAATCACCTTCGTCTGCCGATATTTGACTGACGGTGGCCCCGGCCTGCCGGGAAAGCAGCTCACCCCAGACGAACTGCTGGACTTGGTGAACCACGGCATCCAGATCGTGTTCAACTGGGAGACCTGGGCGACCGCCATGCTCAACGGCGGCTGGCAGGGCACCCAAGACGCCACCGTCGCACTCAACTACATTCGCAACCTTCCCGGCGTGCCCGGTGACTACAACCCGGTCGTGTACTTTTCCGCGGACTGGGCTGCGCGCGAAGACCAGCAGGACGCCATCAACGACTACCTACGCGCCGCCGCCGGTGTGCTTGGCGGCACCGACAAGGTCGGCGTCTACGGCTCCTACTACGTCGTCAGCCGAGCACTTGATGCCGGGGTGTGCCGGTACGCGTGGCAGACCGAAGCCTGGTCAGACGGCAACGTCGACGCCAGAGTCAACATCGTGCAACGCAACTCAATCGGTTACCAGTACGTGGACGGTGTGCAGGCAGATATCAACGAAGCCCACACCGATGATTACGGCCAGTTCCCAGGAGGAGACATGGATTTGATTATGGATCAGTTGATGGGTCCGATCGGAGCGGATGGGCAGCGTCACGGTTGGGAGCAGTTGAACAACCGCAGTCTGGTTGATGCGCTCGCTGAGATCGGCGAGAAACTCGGCTTATCCGGTTACCACCCACCCCAGTAAGGAATATCGCTGTGCCTATCAGTTTGATTGTGGCGATTGTGCCGTCGGCGTTCAGCCTGCTCGCGGCCATCATCGGCCTCATGGCTCACCGCAAAGCCAGCCAGGCAGCCGAATACGCCAAGTTGGCTAACCCGTACAACAACCTCCCGGCCACCGCGGCGGCGAAGATCGCCGGCATGTACGGCGCCGGGCCGTTCGACAACGCCGGCCCCAACGACGTCGCCAACCTGATCGGCGGCGTGGACGGCGGCACCGGCCAAGCACTCTCGTTCCGGCTCGCCGCCATGCTCTACGACGCGCACATGTTCGGACTGTCAAAGGATTACGCCTTCCCCGAAGGCTCCAACGTCTCAGCCTCGATGACTGATCAGGTCACGACCCTCACGAAGCTGCTGACCCGCAAGAAGAAGATGCCCGACGGCAACGACTACGACCTGTGGGACGCCGTATTCACCGCCGCCAAAGGCGAACTCGTCGCCAACCCACACCTCAACGACGACGAGGTCAACAGCGTCAACTACAAGAAGACGTCGTGAGCGAACGTAAACCCGTCCTGATCACGGTCAACGGAACCGGCGAGGCCGATCCTTTCGGCGCCGGGTTCGACGCCGACGTCGGTCGGGCGTTCGCGGTGAACCCGTGGGCGGGTATCGCCAACAATATCGCCGGCTACCCACCACCCCCGCCGCCGCCGGTGTTCTGGCAGCCCACCGGCTACCCAGCGGCTGTCTTTCCGATGAACCCGTCGGTGAAGGCGGGCCGCGCTGAGGTGGTGCGGTTGGTGAATCTTGTTCACACACCGGGATATCCGCTGTTCATGTCGGGTTACAGTCAGGGTGCGATCGTCACCGGGATGACGTTTCTGATGGACTTCCTGGCCCCGAATGGTGCGCTGCACAACCGGTTATCCGATCTGGCCAATGGTGGGGTCATCAACTTCGGTGATCCGCTTCGTGCGCCCGGCATCGCGAACGGTAACCAGACGTTCGGGTTCCCGATGCCGACGACGCTAGATGGCGTCACTACTGGCGGTATCGCTGGGCCGCTTGACCTGCACCCAGACGAAACCCCACCGTGGTACCTGTCCTGCGCCCTGGATGGCGATTTATACGCCTGCGCCCCTGTAGGTGACGACCCCTACCGGCACGAAGCCGGCCCTGGGAAAATAGAAACCAGGGTGTACGACTTCGTCGAATCCGGTTCTGTCGTCGACTTCTTGAAGATCGCGCTATCCATCGGAGCGCCCATCAGCACGATCAAAGCCATCTACAACGGACTCAAGTTCGCCAGCGCAGGGATGAACGCCCCGCACTGGCAATACCAGGGATTCGTCGGGCCGGCGATCAACTGGATTCTCAACCGCATCTAAGGAGAACAATCGTGAGCGAGCAGCCTGCTGAGCATGATCCTGTCAAGCAGCTCCATGACCGGTTGAGGCGGGTGGAACGCGCTGTCCTCGGCGACGATGATGATGATCCGCCTACCCCGCCGCGGCCGTGGGCGCCGCCGTCGCCGTACCCGTACTATCCGCCTTACCCGTATCCGCCGCCGCCACCGCCTCCACCGCCGCCGCCGTGGTGGTATTGGCTGATGCCGCACCGATGACCGGACTGATCTTCGGACTCTACGGCGCTATCGCCGGCATCCTGGTGTTGCAGGGCGTGATGGCGTGGTGGACCAGCAGGAAACGCTCGGCTGGTGCGTTGCAGGCGAATCCGGCGATGGAGTCGCGGATCGCGCAGTGGATCGACCAGCGCGTCGACAACGCCGAAAACAACATTGTTGAGCAGTTGACGACACCGGAGCGGTTGCAGCTCGTCGCCAACACGCTGACCCCGATCATTGTTCCGGCGGTGGTGGACGCCGTCACCGACAAAATCGGGCAGCTCACGGTCAGCGGCTTCAACAATGTGATCTCCAGTGTCAACACGCACACCGACAACGCCGCCCACGCCATCGTCGGCGACATCAACGCGATCTCCGGTGCGGTCGCCGCCGCGCCAGGGCAGATCATTCAAGGCGTCATCAGCGGTATCAAAGGTGTGATACCGCTGCCGTTTCTACAACGAGAGGAACCCCAAATGGCGAACGAAGGTATTACCATCAGCCCGCAGGACGTGCAGTCCGGTTTGCAGTTGCTGAACGCTCTTTCGGGTGTGGTGGAGCAGTTGCCGTTCGTGCCGGTGTCGGTGCGCCACGGTCTGGAGGACTTGCAGAAGGTGCTTCAGTTCGTGACTCAGGTGCAGGGCGCCGCACCCCAACAGCAGCCGCAGCAGCAACCACAGCAGCCGCCAGCGCAGCAGCCGACCGCCCAGCAGTGAACCGAATCTTTTTTGAGCACCTCGGTGAAAACGCCGTGGGCGCCGCCGCCTACGCCGCGGTCGGCGCCCTCGGCTCCGCCGGCGCGAAAACCATCGGCGACGTGCCCTGGTACGGGGTTCTGTCGACAGCGGTTATTGCGGGGTTGGTCGCTGTGCTCACCGGAGTCGCGTCCCTGCGGCAAGGCAATGGAACAGCATCGTTCGTTCCCGGTGTCGTGGCCAGGCAAACAAATGACGGCGATGGCCCGCGACCTTGACCGGTTGCGGGACACCGACGCCAAAGCCGGGATAGCGTTCACCCGGCTGCTGCTGCACATCTGGCCGATCGTGGCGGGTGTGGCGACGTGGCGCAGCGACACATGGTCAACCGAAACCCACCAACTCGTCGGATACGGGTTGCCACACTGGAGTCTGTCGGTCGGGCTGATGGGCGGCGGGATAGTGCTGATCCTCGCCCGTGTCGGCTCCCGGCTGCTGCACTCCAACTGGGTGTTCGTGCTCGGCGACTTCGCTGTCGGCGCCGCGTGTCTGATGATGTCGGCGGTCATGTTCATCGCCGCCATGCACCAGAAAGCCGGATACATCAGCTTCGCGCTGTGGCTGTTCGTGGGACTCATGTATCAGCTGCACACCGTCATCCGGCTCCGCGGAACGCGGTGACCTCATGGCGTTCACCGGCGGCTCGCTCATTGAGGCCGCTATCGCCGGCGCATTCTCCTCAGGTGCCGCGGTGTCGGCGCTGCAGTGGTGGTTCTCCCGCTCCGCGCGGAAAACGCAGGAGCAGATCGCCCGCCACGACATCTGGCTGCAGGAAGCCGAGAAAGCCTACAACCGGATCGGTTTGGAATCCAAAGACTGCCAGGAACGGTTAGCCGTGCTCTCAAAACGGTTCTACGCGCTGGTGGACGCGCTCGACGAGATGTGCGTGAACGCGCACTCGGGCACCGTCGAGGTATCGGAGCTGCGGCGGGTGATCCGCCGGGTGCGAAGCGGCGACGAACCCTAGAAAGAACACAATGCGGAAACTGATTCTCGCCGCGATCACCGCGCTCGTCGCATGGATGTGCCTGTCCGAACCCGCCGACGCCCAACCCGGCGGCGGCCCCGACTACCCCTGCCAGTATCCCGGTGTCGGGATCGGCGCCAACGTGCTCGGCGGCTACGGCGCCTTCTGCGACTTCCCCACCGAAGCGCAGGGCCAACACTGGCACTGCGAAACCGGTGGCTTCGATCTGGGTGGGTTCGCGTTCACTCAAGGCAGCGTCAACCTCGGTGGCCTGTCCGCGCTCGGCGGCGGCGGCACATCCTGCACATGGCGTTGTCCTGACAATACCGTCGCGGCCGCGCCCAACCCACCCGGCGCATGGAAGGACGCTTTGAAGCCCACCAACGAGGCATGCGAGGGCCACACCGAACCCGCAGGCCCGTGGAGCGAAACCGTCCAACCCTACAGCCAGCCGGGTCCGAGCGCGCCGCCGTCCGGTGAAACCCCGGCCGTCACCAACCCCGACGCCGGCAACCCCGAAGCAACGGAGAACACCCCACACCACCGATGAGACTGCGCATCCTGCTCACCCTCACACCATCCGACTACGCCTGGATCGTCCTGGTGATCGGCATCGTCGTTTATGAGCTGTTCGCCAAGGACGGCGAGCTGATGTCCGAAGCATCCAACAGGTATTGCAGCACACCCGGTCTGCGCGGCTGGCTGGCGCGCCTGTTTATTTTTGGTACCGCCGCGCATGTTGCGCATGTGGTGCCGAACCGGGTTGACCCGTTCCATTGGGATGCAATCTGGTTCCGGCCGTTACGCGGCACCCGTAACCTCATCCGACCGAAAGTCAAAGTTTGACTTTAGTTGACTTTAGCTAGACTTTCCGACTTGCCCCTGGTGTTTGAGCGGCCGAACATGGCAGCTCACACCAGGGGCTATTCGTCGTTCCGCGTAGTTACTGCAGCAACCGGTCGATGCTGGCTTTCATCTGCTCAAGCTGTGCCAGCGTCTTGCCAATTGGACTCTGGTTAGGATCGTTGATCCTGATTGACGGTGGCTCGGCAGCGCGCACCAGCAGCGACTTGCGCCAGCGTCGTGGCGTAAATCGCCGCACCATCTGCTGCCAGCGGTTCAGTCTCTTATAGATGGCTGGCGAACCGCTGCTGTAATGGACCGACTCGACGCGCTCGGTGTGGATCGCGCCGTCTTTCTCAAAGCTGATGTAATCACCTGGATGCATGTGCGTCATCCTAGTTGCTGGGCAGAGCTGACAGAAGGCATGTTATCGGCTATGGAAATCTGCGACTGCGGGCACGCCGGCATGGTTCACGATGAGGGTTGGGACTGCAAGTTCTGCGACTGCACCGAGTTCCGGTCCCAACTCAACCACGACTAGATGGCGCCAGCCAGCGGCTGACCGCGTCATCCCACCCGGTTGGGAGCCGCCCCACCCCCATGTGATACATATGCGTCATAGGCGGCCCTCATGTCAACCGGTACAAAAGAGTTACGTCGGATCGGCCTCACCGCGCAGCACGGCGAGGAGATTGCCGGCCATCTTCGCCACGTTGTTGCCAGCACTGAGCCGTGCATCGATACTTCTGCCACCCTGAGCGGTGCGGAAATCTTCTAGTGCATACTCAAGCTCAGCCATTGCCGTTCTGCGACCAATAAGGCGCGACATCTCGGCATCGGTTAGCGACATAGGCTCTCCTTTTGCTAGGCCAGTAACCATAAGATTACAGGCTTGTCGGTTCGTCTACTTCTTTGAAACCCGCGCACCAGCAGTCGTTCTCGGTGTCATCGGGGCATATCTCACACAAGCATCGGCCAGAGCAGTCTGTCGGCACCCCGCGTGAAGTTAGGTGCTGATACCTGCTGTGTCCGCATACACAAATATTGGTCAGGCTTTCAGCCATTATTCTCCTATGCCGCTGGCCGGGAACCGAAGGTGATTACAGGCTTGTCAGTCGCCTGCTGCCAGGTACGACAACTCTTCGACCTGCCTATTAACCCGGTCCACAATCTCAGCGATTTGTGAACTCAGTTCTGGATGACCAGAAAGAAACACCTCATCACACACTTCTAGGATGCGGTGTAAATCAGCGCGCACCGCAGCCGTCAGGTCAGTTACTCGGGTCATGCGATCCTCTTTTCCTCATCTGGCCGGGAACCGAAGGTGATTACAGGCTTTAGCTCATAGGTCGACCCTTAGCCGCATCTACGCAACAGATGACCTGATCTATAAAACACCCCACTTTGGTGCTTGCGCAACTACGCCATCCGCGTCTAGGTTGTGCGTATGCCAAACACCCCGCCCATCACCGTGGCCGAGGCATCCAAAACACACAACATCCCCAAACGCACCATCCAGGCCGCCATCCGCCGCGGCGACCTCAAAGCCCACAAACTCGGCGGCACCACCGGCGCCTACCTGATCGAACCACGCGAACTCGCGCGCTGGCTGCACAACCGCAGCTCCCCGAACCCCGACGGCGAAACACCAGCCGCATGACTGTGTTGGACAAGCTGATTGATCAGTGGCGCCGATGCGGCCACGACTCATGCCGCTTCGACAGCGTTGGGAAGTGTCCACGCTGCCGACGCGGACGCCAGCATGCACAACAACGCCGGGAGGACAAGCAATGAGGATCGGTTCGCTGTTCTCCGGTGCTGGTGGCCTCGACCTCGCCGTCGAGCACGTGTTCGGCGGCCAGGTGGTGTGGCACTGCGAAAACGACCCGGCCGCAAGCAGAGTCCTCGCACACCACTGGCCCTACGCACCCAACATCGGTGACATCACCGCCGTCCGCTACTGGGAGACAACCGTCGCCGCAGTGGATGTCCTGTGCGGCGGCTACCCGTGCCAGCCATTCTCCGCAGCGGGGCAACGCAAAGGAACAGACGATGAACGCCACCTATGGCCCTACTTCGCGGACGCAATTCGCCATCTACGACCCCGATACGTCGTCCTGGAAAATGTGGCCGGACATCGGATTCTGGGGTTCGATCGAGTACTCGCAGACCTGGCCGGCATGCGGTATGACACGCAATGGTGCAGCCTACGAGCTTCAGATGTCGGGGCGCCACACCGGCGGGAGCGAGTCTTCGTCCTTGCTGGGGACACCGCAGGCGCACCAGGGCGGCCCAACGGCGCGGCGGCGCCCGTCAGGGGAATACAACGAGAACTACCTGGAGCGCCAGATCGCCAACCTGCTGCCGACACCGAGAGCGGCCCAGCAGGAAACGCGGAACAGCAACATCTATCTGCGGCCACACAAGCCGTGCAACCTCGAGAACGCGTTAGCGGACGTCCCGCATGTGGCGGCGATGCTGCCGACTCCTCGGGCGACGGACGGCATGAAGGGCGGCCCGAACCAGCGCGGCTTGAGCGGCGATCTGATGCTGCCGTCAGCGGTGACCGACCTGTAAACCTACTGCCGACACCTGATGCGGACGCTGGCCATGACCGTGGCCGCGGCTGCCACTTGCTGCCGACGCCGCTGTCCCGCGACAGCCGACAAGCCTGCGAAGGCGACTACAACAGGCACACACCTTCCCTCGCTGCAGTTGACCACTACCTGCCGACACCAGCAGCTAGCGACTCAACAGGCGGCGGCGCCCACCCCGATAACCGTGAAGGACATTCACGCCAGCTCATCGACTTCGCGCTGCTGCATGACTCGCCACAGTGGGGCAAGTACGAGCCTGCGATACGCCGCTGGGAAGCAGCCACCCGCCCCGCACCCGCACCCACCGAACCCAATAAAAACGGAAACCCGCGCCTAGCAGCCGCATTCAGCGAATGGATGATGGGCTGGCCGCAAGGCTGGGTCACCGCCGTGCCAGGCATCAGCCGCAACGACGCCCTACGCATCATCGGCAACGGCGTAGTCCCACAACAAGCCACCGCAGCACTGCACTGGCTCCTGCACATCGCGGAGGTAGCAGCATGATCCCACCCGTCATCAAAACCGTCACCAACGAAGTACAGACATGGTTGGCGCGTCGCGCTGACCGGCTCGGCTGCGCTGTCGAAAACTTCTTCCGCCCGTTAACTGATCAAATCGATTGGGACTTCGAGTCTTCCCCGGCCGCGGAGTCTTACTCCTTTCCGCCCGCCGCCGGGGACGGCCCGCGCCAGCCCCCCCACCCCCCCGCAGGCGCGGGCCACTCCAAACCACCAGCAGTCACCCCGGCGGACGTCATCCTTGCGCACAGTCCTTACTGGCCAGATCCCGACGACAGCTGGCTTATATGTACTTGCGGTGACGACTTCTACCAGCTGCGGCACTGGGCGAACCACGTTGCAAAACAACTCAACCAACTGGAGGCGAAATGACAACGACCGAACGGCAAATGCTTTCCGAGGAAGACGAGTTCCGCGCCGACCTCGCCTACCTCCGCGGACTGGCCGACTTCCTGCTGGAAACCGGCACGATGCATCACATCACCACCAGCGGCGACAGCATCGAAAACCAACTCATGTCGGAACTGTCGCCGGCGGCGCGCAAAGCAGTGTTCGGGCACTGGGAATGACCGTCTTCGATTACAGCATGATCGCGATGGCCACCGCAGTCATCTCGCTCGTCATCTTCATGGCCGTCATGGTGGTCAAACATGAACGCCGCGAACGCATGCGGCGCAGACGAGAAACCGTATGGGCGCGTAGGGATGCCGAAGCCATGCAAGACATCGAGATTCGCGATCCTGGTGTAGCTATCCGCGCATACGAGGAGCAGTGATGGAACTAGCGAACCTCATCATCTCCAGCCTCTCACTACTGTTGCTGCTCACCATCGGTGTCAAAGCCGTCCTAGTCACCCGGCGCTTCACCCAAACCCGCAACAACATCCAAACCGCCATCAAAACCGCAGCAGCCATGCAACAAAAACACGGCAGCCAGCTACGCGCAGTCAAACCCGAAGAGGCGCAAGGGTGAAACCCTATTTCAGTGATGATCAGGTGACGCTGTACCACGGCGACGCCCTCGACGTCGCACGCCAGTTGCCTAGCGGCGGCGTGGATTGCATCGTCACCAGCCCACCGTATTTCGGGTTGCGGGACTACGGGATTGACGGCCAGTACGGGTTGGAGTCATCGCCGGCCGAGTATGTGGAGCGGCTGCGCGGACTGTTCGCCGGGCTGCGGCGGGTGCTGGCTGGTGATGGCACGTTGTGGCTCAACCTCGGTGACAGCTATAGCAGCAAGATCAAAGGCAGTGGCGGCGGTGTGCCAGATAAGAACTTAATCGGTGTGCCGTGGCGCGTCGCGTTCGCCCTCCAAAACGACGGCTGGATACTCCGCAACGCCATCATCTGGCACAAACCCAACACCATGCCCGAATCAGTCACCGACCGACTCAGCAGCCGCTACGAACACATCTTCATGTTCTCCAAGTCGCGGCGGTACTGGTTCGATTTGGACCCAATACGGGAAGAACGCACACACGGACACAACAAAGACGGCGCCGCCGCTAATGCCGGTTGCAACAGAACCAAGACCGCCAAATGGACGGGCGCCAAAGAATCAAGCGTCTTTATGACCGGCGTCTATAAGACCGAAGGACGTAATCCCGGCGATGTGTGGACAATGCCGACAGTTCCCTTCGCCGCCGCGCACTTCGCCGTCTACCCGATCCAGTTGCCGCAACGCTGCATACAAGCCGGCTGCAAACCAGGCGGCACCGTGTTCGACCCCTTCAGCGGCTCAGGCACAACCGGCGCCGCAGCCCAACGATGCGGCCGCAAATACATCGGCATCGACATCAACCGCGACTACCTCGACCTCAGCCTGAAAACCCGACTCACCCAAGCAGCATTTGACTTCGAGGAACCAGCATGAGAGATAGCGATAGCTGCGGGACTGGCGACTGGCGGTACACGCCGAGCTGTCCCTGTCGTCGTTGTGAACAGCATCGCGCCGACAACACGATGACAGTGAACAGTTGGCCGGATGGATTGGCGGAAACGAACACTAAGGCGCATCACAGTCTGACTTGCCCCAACTCCGAGGAACCAGCATGACCGGCGTCCCAGGAACCCGACAAACATTCCCCACCGCCGGCGAATGGCGCAACGACGCCATCTGCACACAAGTCGACCCCGAACTATTCTTCCCCGAAAAAGACACCGGCAACGCCAAAGCCGCCAAAGACGTGTGCAAAGGCTGCCCCGTCCGCAGAGAATGCCTGCACTATGCCCTGACCTACAACGAGCGTTTCGGGGTGTGGGGCGGCATGTCTGAACGGGAACGACGCAAACTCAGAGGAGACGCCGCATGAAGTTCATTCCACCGGTGCGGCGCGTCGACCGCGGTCGCTACCACTTCTACGAAGACGGCGACGGCCACCGAATCCCCGGCGTCACAAGCATCCTCGACACCGGCATACCCAAACCATTCCTCATCGGCTGGGCCGCGAACACAGTCGCCGAAGGAGCAGTCAACGACTGGGACAACTTTGCTGAACTACCAGCCGCAGCCCGGCTCAAAGCACTACAAGCCCTCCGATACGAGACCACCAACGCTGCGAAAAACAAAGGCACCAAAGTCCACGCCTACGCTGAACGCCTCGTGCAAGGCGAGGAAGTCAGGCCCAAAGAAGACGAAGAACATCTGCGCCCCTACATCGACAACTATGCCCGCTTCATCGACGCCTGGGAACTCGACCCCGTCTACGTCGAAGTCGTCATCGTCAACTACAAACACGGCTACGCCGGAACATTGGACCTCATCGCCGAACTCACCAGTCCTGAGGGCGATCGCGAAATCTGGCTCCTCGACATCAAAACCGGGGAGAAAGGCATCTTCCCAGAAACCGCGCTCCAGCTCGCCGCCTACCGATACGCCGAATTCTTCGTAGACAACGACGGCCAAGAGAAACCGATGGTCCCCGTCCAGCACACCGGCGCCATCCACGTCACCGCCGACGACGCCCAACTCATCCCAACCGTCAGCGGACCCGAGCAACTCACCATGTTCCGCATCGCCCAAAAGGTCTACCAGTACGACAAAGAAAAAGACGGGCTAATACGCCCACCGTTGGTGCAGCCGTCAACGTCGACCGCCCGCATCGTTTGGAGCAGCGATGAGTGAAGAACTCGCACACTACCGACCAACCCCGCTGGAGCTGCAGCGCACCACTACCGACGACTGGTTCGACGTCTTCCCATCCATCATCAAACTCGCCGAATACGTCTCCGACACCGAGTTCGTACCGGATGCGATGCGCCGCCGACCGGCAGCAGTGGCGGCCGCCGTCCTCACCGGCCGAGAACTCGGCCTGCCGCCGATGGTCGCACTGCGGCACCTGTTCGTCGTCAAAGGCAAAGTCGGACAGTCAGCCGAACTCATGCGCGCCCTGGTGCTGCGCGCAGGCCACGAAATCCGGTACGTTGAATCCACCGACCACCGCTGCATCGTCGAAGGCCGCAGAAAAGACGACAACGACTGGACCCGCGTCCAATTCACCACCGACGATGCGAAACGCGCCGGCATCGACACACGCGGCTACGCAGCAGACAAACTCGTCGCCAGAGCCACCTCCAGGCTGTGCCGCAGGATTTTCGCCGACGCCGTCATGGGTTTGCCAGCCGTTGATGAACTCGAAGACTACGGCGACGCCGACGTCGTCGAACTAGCACCAGCCGACACCGAGCCGGTGCAGCGCAAACGCCGCACCCGTAAACCCAAAGCAGCCGCAACACAACCAGCCGCAGCGTCAGCGGCGCAGCCTGACGATGACGTGGCCGAGCTGCTAGGTGATGAAGACGAGCCTGGTCAAGACGGCGGTAACGACCTGAGTCAGGGCGCTGAGCCGTCGTCGGGCGCCAACGTTGATATTGACTCACGTGACCAGGACAACCCCATCGCCGACGCCATCGAAGACGTCGAAACCGACGACGAAGCAGACCTCCTCGCCGACCTGCAACCCGTCGAAATGATCACACCCGCCCAACGAACGAAGGTCTTGACCTTGTTGGGCAAGGAGAAGATCACCAAACGCGATGAACGCTTGGCATGGCTGTCATCAGCAGTCGGCCGCGATGTCGGCAGCACCGACGACCTCACCAAACAAGAAGCCAGCACAGTGATCGACATCCTCGAAAACCCAACGGAGCCATGAAGGTGACGCTCAACAGCGGAGAACTGGCCACAGCCCACCTGATGGCCATCATGCGCCGCTGCGTCAATCAAGCCACCAGAATCAACGACAAACGGCGCGCCCACGACGCCATCGACATCGACATGACCGGCGCCATCGCCGAAATCGCCTGGGCCAAAGCCTGGAACATCTACCCCGATCTCACCTGCGCACCCCGAGCCGGCAGCGCCGACTCCATACTCGCCGGAAAACGTATCGACATAAAAGCCACCAAAAACCCGCGCGGCCAACTCCTCGCCCACATAGAAAAACCAATAGACGCCGCCGACATATACGTCCTCGCCATCGTCGACAACGATCTAGTCGACTTCGTCGGATACGCGACCGCCACAGAACTAATCAATCCCGACACAATCACCAACCTTGGACACGGCGACACTTACGCACTACCACAGACGAAACTCCGCACGTTCAAATGCGACCAAATCACAGCGGGATAACAATGGCTAAAGACAGGCGGCTATATGCGAGATTCTCGCTTGATTTCGCGGATCATCCGAAGATCGCGCCGCTGTCCGACGCCGCCTTCAGGTGCCTTGTGGAAGCCACTCTGTGGTCCCGGCAGCACCTCACAGACGGGTTTCTAGCACGTCGCTACGCTGTTGCTAGGTGGTCGCTAGAAACTTTGCACGAATTGTGCACCAACGACACCGAAAAACCGTCACTTAGCGAGTCCGAAGAGGGCTTCTACATACGCGATTTCGATGAACACCAGGACACCAGAGCGGACATTGAGGCGCGCAGGCAGCATGCTGTTTCCGCTGGTAGACGTGGAGGTTTAGCGAAGGCTAAGCACAGTGCTAAGCGGCGTGCTAAGCACACTGCTAAGCAAACATCTAGCAAAGTGCTTAGCAAAACTGTAGCAGAGACAGAGACATTAGCATCAGAAGCCCCTACCAGGGCTTCTGATGCAGCGGCAAGCCGCGCCGCGCCCCCAAAAGCGCCGCGCGGCACGCCGCCACCGCTAGCCAAAACCACCAACGGCCGCTATGCTGAGCCGCAGCCAACACCGCAAAGCCTCGAAGCAAAACGCATCGAACAACAAAACCGCCGCGAAGAAACCGCGGCGAGATTCGCCGAAATAGCGAATTGCAGTTTATGCGACGACGAGGGATACCGCGAAAACGGCACAATCTGCGACCACGTTGACCGAACATTAACTGTTCGCCGGGGCCGCGAAGAAATCAACAAAGCGATGGGCTGGACCCGATGAGCATCGCTGACTTGAACAATCCTGAAAGTCTGCAAGTCCAGGACGCTTTAACTAAAAAGTGCCCATTGTGTCATGCGAAGCCCGGCCAGAAATGTTCGAACACGATTAAGCCGGGGTTGCCGTTGCCTGGTGGCCGGCTGGTGCACTACGCCAGGAGCGAGCGGTGAGCGGCATCGAGCAGCGGATCGCCGACGTGCTGCGGGATCACATGGGCGAATACGCCGATGGCGAAGACGGGCGCTACTGGGCTACATACGTGGCTTCGGTGTTGGTGGGCGAACTCGGGCTGAAACAACAAACCCGCTGGCGTAAGGAACCCGGCGCTCCGCTTGTTCGCGAATCCCTCTATCAGGAACGCTGCTATACCACCGATTGGGAGCGCGCCGAATGAGTCCCGAAGAAGCCTTCAACGCCATCGAGTCGTTTGAGCGAGTGTGCGACCTGCTGGCGTACCAGCACTACGCCACCAATAAAGCCATCGCACCACTCGACTGGCACACCTACGCCTGCCAATGCACCCACCACCGGCCACCATGCAAACAACCCGCCACCTACATCGTGCATATCCACGCACTCCACCGCTGCAACACCGACGACGTCGACATGTTCGGCAACCGCATCGAACTCCTCTGCGCACAATGCGTTGCCAGGCTCAAAGCCCACATCAACTACCACCTCGGCAAGCTCAACGCCATCGGTGTGGGCTGCTGCGGGAGCTGCGGCGCACCCATCGTCGAACTGTCGGACGTGCTCAGGGAAGTGGTGAAGCTATGAGCCGAACCGTTCGCAGCCTCGGCGACCTCGCACTCCAACGACTATTCGAACTTCGAATCTGCGTCGAAAGCTGGGAAACCGAAGGACTCGGCACCTGCCGCGGACTCGCCAAAACCAACTACCCAGACGCCTGGGACGAAGTCTGCGACCTCATCAAACTTCCACTCCGAACCGACGTAACCGGCTGGACTCCTGAGGATTTTGGATTATGACCGAACCAACCATGCGAGTCCTGTCCCTCGGCGCCGGCGTCCAATCCACCACCCTCGCACTCATGGCCTGCGACGGCACCCTCCCCGGCCTAGATGCAGCCATATTCGCCGACACCGGCTGGGAACCACGAGCTGTCTACCGGCAAGTGCAACGCCTCACCGACGCACTCTGGCTATGGGGCAACAAAATCCCCGTCCACCGCGTCAACCGCGGAAACCTGCGCACCGACACCATCGACCCAACCAAACGCTTCGTGTCAGTCCCCTGGTACATCCGCAACCCAGACGGCTCTGACGGCATGGGACGCCGCCAATGCACCGCCGAATACAAACTCGCACCCATCAACCGCAAAGTCCGCGAACTACTCGGAGCCAAACCACCCGACTACCGCACCGTCCCACGCGGCCGCCTAGCTGAACAATGGATCGGCTTCTCCACCGACGAAATCCACCGCTGCAACGACAAACCAGCCAACCAATACACCCAGCAGCGATACCCACTCATCGAACTAGGCATGTCCCGCAAAGACTGCGAACGCTGGCTGAAAAAGCGCGGCTGGGGACACACCGTCAAATCCGCCTGCATCGGCTGTCCACTGCACGGCAACGCCATGTGGCGCGACCTACGCGACAACCACCCCGACGAGTGGGCTGACGCCGTTGATTTTGATCGCCAAATCCGCAAGGGCGGTGCACGCGCCACAGCAGGAGCCTTACGCGGCGAAGCATTCCTGCATCGCTCCCGCGTTCCGCTCGATCAGGCACCCATCGATCGTGTTACGCGTCGTGAGTGGGCTGACCGGCAGCTCGACATCTTCGATGTGCTTGAAGACGGCGACCCTGATGGTTGCTCACCCTACGGCTGCCGTAGCGGCGAACCAGTCAAGGACACCGCATGAAGGCCCGCGACGATGCCATCGGAAAGCTCGCGGCAGTCGTGCAACTCGCCGCCAGTTACGGAGCGTCTGGCTCCGCGCCATCCAACAGCCATGCCAATGAAATCGCCAGAGTGGTGATTGACGCGATCATCGAGGTAATAAAAGAACTGTCACGCGAGGAGCAGGGCGGCGCAAAGCCGCGCGATGTCACGTGCCCATTCTGTGAGAGCGTGTTCGAGCTGTGAACGCTTGTCCAAACCACAAACCGTCTGACGGGAGTCTGCCGGCCGCACGCTGCCACCTCGAATACGCCATCAGCGCACTCACCGAACCCAAACCCATCCAAACCGAACAGGGCATCCAATGGCTCGACAGCCTCTACGACCAGTTAGTTGAAGCCATCCCCGGCACCAAACTCGAACGCAGCGGCGTACCCACCAGCCAGCCACCCGTCTGGATCGACGCAATGGAACTCCTGCATGAGATCGACACCGCGATCACCGCCTGGGAGCCACGCTGGCCAATCGAACCCCACGATCCGATAGATGACCCCACACCACCCACCATCTTGCGTCTCCGTGCGATTCAGCGCCGAAAATGGCGACCGCAGGATGTGCGCGCCATCGAACAAATCGCCGGAGCAGTCGAATCCTGGGCCAAAGCCATCACCGAACTCTTAGCCGACAAACCACGCTGGCACCTACCCGCCGCCTGCCCAGCCTGCCAACACCACATCGTTTACCGACACGACTCAGCCGGCGAGTTGGTGAGACAGCCTGCGTTGCAGATCACCATCCACGGCTGCATCTGCCAACACTGCCACGCTCAATGGGCGCCAGAACGCTTCGTCTGGCTGGCACGCGTACTCGGCTACGAACTACCCGCCGGCGTGCTCGAATGAGCAAATCACAAACATGTCAGTTACCCGTGCTACAGTCGGTGGCACGCCACCCGTGTCTAAAAAACAGGCCAGGGTGGCGTTCACAACTGAACAACCAGCAACCGCCCGAACCCCGTGCTTGCCGGGCGGTTGTCTGGCGTTCAAGCGGCCAAACCAAGGGTCCAACATGGCCACAGCAACCAAGCCCCGCACCGCGGCCAGCATCTGGAACGAACTCGCCATGAAAGTCTGCCGCGCCCGCATGGCACGCAACGAAGGCGATTTGCAGGGTGTCGAACTCGTCCACGACCAAATCAACGTGCTACTCGACCGGCTTGAGGATGCACGATGAGCGTGGATATTGACCTGTCTCCAGTCGGCAGAGCCAAGATCACCATCCAGCTCGCAATGATTGACGGACGCTGGTACAACGCCGGTGATCATCCACTCTGGATATGCCAAACCTCAAGCAAAACTTGGGTGTCCGCACAGCCGCCGTTCTGTCGGGATTGCAACCTCAAGAAGCACGCACAATGAGCGCATCCACCAACGTCACATGCTTCCACTGCGGCCAACCCATCGCCTGCGAAGACGACGACTGGGAAACCGTCCAAGCAAACCTAGACCAGCACTTCGCCCACGACTGCCGACGGGAGCCAGCATGATACTTCTCGGCCTGATCTGCCTCATCTGCGGATTCCTACTCAACATCGGCATCCTCGTCACCATCGGCATCATCCTGCTCGTCATCGGGGTGATTCTGTTCCTACTCGGCGCAGTAGGACACCCATTCGCCGGCAGACGCTACTGGTACTAGCTGTGACCAACCCCTACGAACTGCGCTGGCTCGACACCGCACCAGCCTGGTTCCGCGAAGCCTTCACAGTGCTGTGGTCCCAGCAATCCGACATCGCCAGCCAACTAGCCACCATCACCAGCCAAGAAGGAGCAATCATGGCGCAAGTGCAGGTCGACCAAACCGACCTCGACAACCTCGCAACCAACCTCGAAAACGTCAAAACCGCGCTCGCGAACGAAATCCAGAACCTGCAGCAGCAGCTACCACAAGCCAACCTCGGCGGCCTCAACCAGGCGTTGAGCGACCTGCAGTCACTCGAGCCGCCCGCACCCACGCCAGCACCCACACCGGCGCCTGCGCCGACACCGGACCAACCGCCAGCGCCCGCACCCACACCCGACCAGCCCACACCCGACCAACCACCGGCAGGCACCTAATGCCACGCAAACAAGCCGACGAAGCCACAGCAGAACCAACACCACCAGGCCCCAACATCCTCGACGTCCGCGTCAACGGAAAAGTCCAACTCTCAGTACGCGTCCACGACGTCAACTTCGACCAACAAACACACCAAGTCATCATCACCGGCGAACTCAAACCAAAGGCCACAGACAAAACCAGCGATGAACCGCTACCTGACACCCGCTGAAATCTGGGACCAACTCGACACCATCACCTACAAACCCGGCTGGAAATTCACCATGCACAAACACCCAGTCGACGGGTGGTGCATTGAAGTCATGTTCACCGTCCCAGACGCATACGGAACCGGCGACCAAGACCAACGCGTCCGCGTCCCAGTCCCACCCATCGTCGACAACGAACACTTCCACGACTTCATGCGCTGGCGCCTTGAGCGCATCGAACACCACGAAATCGCCGAGTTCTACCGCATCAACGGCCGGCAACGGCATGACCCACACAACGAACCCGTAAAGGTGCTCTGATGGCAACCTACGCAAGCGGCAGCGTCACCGTCACCACCACAGCAACCAAAGTGTGCACAGTCCCACCAGAAAACGACGACGTCCTCATCTCCTGCTCAGCAGCAACCGTCTTCGGCGGACCCGGCGTCACCGCAACAACCGGCGTCAGCATCCCAGCAACCACCGTCACACGCGTACCCTCAGCCGGCGGCATCGGCCACGACCTCTACGCCATCGTCGCCACAGGAACCAGCACAGTCACCTACCTATACCCAGAGGTCTAGGCTGCGAGCATGACCATCACGTTTTGGAACGGGCACCCGCTACATGGCGGCCGACAAATCCCTGGTGAAGTCACGCACGAAGCAGACGGAACAATCACGTTCCGATCCCACGAAGGCGGCACATACCGTGACGTCTATGTATGCGATGAGAACGGGAAGACTGTAGAGGTCTGGCCAGCTCAGAGAGGATCATCTCCTACAGCTTGGGCCGACGATGAGGTTGGCACTGGTGGATGGGTAGATCATGGCTGACCTACGCAGCGGCAGACGCTACCGACGCATAAGCCAAGACTTCATAGCAAGAGCAAGAGCAGCCAACCTACCCTGTTGGCTATGCGGCGAACGCATCGACTACCACGCCACAGGTCGCACACCACTCAGCCCAGAGCTAGACCATGCACGACCGGTCACCACTCATCCACACTTGTGCTACGAACCAACCAACTTCCGCATTGCGCACGCATCCTGCAACCACCGCCGCGGAGCCAAGCCGCCGGCCCTCCGCAGTAAGCAATCTATGCAGCGCAAAGGATGGACAGTACCTGCATGGTGACCATCCTGAAATGCGTTGCAGCGCAATGTGTTTGCGTTTATGCAGGTCAGAGCGTTACCAATCTCGATGCTGGCGTACGTTAGCAAACATAAACAACGCGCTGACCAGGGGGTATGCAAATCCCAGCAAACCCCGCTCGGGACGAGCCTTCGGCTGTGGCAGTTTTTCGCGGACGAA